TCGGCACGTTGTGCGCCAAAAGCTAACCGCTGTTGCTCTGAGTTAATCCCTGCTCCCATAGGATCGGGACGGCTGCTAGGCATGCCCGTAAGGAGTCCTGCAATATCTGTTCTAGCCATTATCTTATCCTCCGAAGCCTAGTTTATCACCTAACCAATCAATACCTCCCGTTAACAACCCTTCTACACCTTCTAAAGCAGCACCATTAGGATTAAGTATTCTATTAAGGATTTGCTCTTGAGTTGTAGCTTGCTGACCAAACAAAGAACCTAAGATTGCTTCGCCTTGCTGTAGCTGTAGACGATTAGCTAAGTCAGCCCCTTGCATATAGGACTCTATACCACGGCCTCCTAACTGAGACTGTAGTTCTACACCAGTTAGCTGACCTCTTTGCTGTAGCCCAGCAGGAATCTGACTAGCCTCTAGCAATGACAATGCTTGCTGCTGTGGCATGTAACCAGCACCCAACAGACCACCAGCAATACCAGCAGCTTGTTGTTGTTCCGCTAACGCTTGCTGCCTAGCTCCTACATTAGCTCGTGCCATAGCTTCCTGACGAGCAGTCTCTTGTGCCAGCAGCTCAGGAGATGCACCGCCATAAGCAGCAGAGGATAGACCTAGACGGCCTTGTGACAGCATACGCTCTTCTAGTGCTAGACGCTGACGTTCCTCTTCAGGACGCTGTGTGGCTCTAATGTCTTCGTAGATACCAGCCTGTACAGCAGCAGGGTCAGCCTGTAGTTGACTGAAGAAGCCACCTGCTTGACCCATGATTTGATTCTGTAGAGCTTGTTGCTCTGGGCTTAGTTGTGTAGTAAAGCCACCAGAGGGGTCAGTACCGACACGAGCTAGGTTGCTAGTGACAGTGTAAGGTCTAAACTGTGCAGCTTCAGCAGCTTGTTGTCCTAGCTGTTGTGCCATCTCTAAACCAGTAGCGCCTGTCTGGTATGCACCTTCAACACCTTCTTGACCTAAGTAGTACTCACCAGCGCCACGTAAGGCATCGCCCAAGTTATTAGTAAGCAGTCCTGACAACACAGCGCCACCAGTAACAGCACCTACGTTACCATCTGAAGGAACTGAGCCAGCAGGAGGGGCTATAGGATTAAATACAGAAGAGCCTGTAGGATCTTGTGTGGGCAATGGAGTAGCAAAGCCACTAGGTACCCGTTGTCGTGGGTCAGCCATCATTATAGGCTTGTTATACATTTGATTTTTTAGCATGACCATTAGAACGATCCTCCAGTAATTATGGCAGCCGTTAGTGTAGGCATGTTATACATTTTGTTGCTCTCCTGAATTATCAATTTCTTTGGCTCTTTCTAAAACTGAAGTAAGTTTGCTTTGGATTGTGTCTTCGTTTGTTAGTCCTGTTATGTTTGCTTCTATAATGTAAACACCAGAAACAAAACAAGCTAACGTATTATCGTTGTCTTCTTTAGTTGTATATTCTATCATGGCTTATCAAACCTCACTCTTTTTACTGCTCCTGCTGTAGTCCCAAAAGGATTAGCGGTAGCGTCCCACAGCCACAGTGAAAAATTACTTCCAGAACTATAAGAATAGCTGGCGTCTGACCTATTAAAAACTGTGCCGTCAATAGTCATGCTACTAAATGTAGCGTCTGTGTTAGGTGTTGGAGAAGCGGAGGTGCTGGTAGAACCTATTGTTAATTGTATTTTATAAGGAACAGTTCCTGAACTAGGAGGGTAAGCAAACAAATAAAAAATGTCATTTCCTTGACCCACTCCCGCTAAGTTTGGAAACCAATCACTTTGATAAGCATTATGTCCAGAAACATAAGCAATACTACCTGCCGTATTTAACCACCCACTCTGGTTTCCTGAAACACCTACAGTTACGTTATATAATGCAGGTCTTACCCATACTCTATTAGAGCCTATAAAAACAGACTCTTTTTTATCTGTACCTATGACAATATCATCTATGTCACTAGACCCTACAAAAATAGACATTACGGTGTAGTCCTAAAGTAAATAGTGTTAGAGTCAGTCCCTGAAGATGCAGTAGAAATGTTAAAGCCATCTACTTTATCTGCATCAAGTCCTGTACCTGTGCCGTCTACAGTTAAAAGTTTAGTTAAAACATCAGCAGCAGTGTAAGCAGTAGAAGCTAGTTTAGCATCCAAAGCAGTTTGTAGACCGTCTACATTACTGATAACATGGTTGTGCGAATCGTCAGCAACGGTCACAGCAATGCTTGTAGTGCCAGAACCAGTAGCATCTCCTGTTAAAGTAATTGCTTGACTGCTGTCTCTTTTAGTAGCCACTGCTGTAGCTATGTTATTAAATTCAGCGTCTATCTCTGTACCCTTGACTATCTTGTTAGGATCGCCAGAAGAGAGAGCATCTTTTGCTGCAAAGTTAGTTGTCTTTGTGTAGTTGGACATTAGATAAGTCTCCCTAGTAGAGCGTGTATGTCAATTTTTTGAATAGAAAAAGGTACGCCATTAATTTCAGACTCTATACCGATAGTAACTACTTCACCACTACCACTGGTATTTACTTTAGGCGTGTTAATAGTACCGCTGGATGCGTATTCAGCAATGTTGTACTCAGCAATACCGTACTCTGCTAGTGTAGCTGAAGAAGTAAATATAAGAGCTTGCTTAGTATAGTTAGCAGTGTAGTCATAGCCCCAGTTAAGGATAGCTTCCGTTGACTGACCACCAATAATTGTTACGTTAAACTTCTTTAAAAACTTTAGATTGGAAGTGTTGCCAAAGTCTAGCGGGTTACTGAAGTAACGCATCTGATACTTCTCAGTACCGTCTAAATATCCACTATACTTAACAACACCTGAAGACAAGCCTATGTAAATACTGTTATCGTCTAACAAAGCAAAAGATAAAGGCTGTATACTTGACCAAGTAGTTACACGATTAGACCCATCTTCTAGCTGTCTACGCATATCAAAGCAGTACACAGTGTTGCTGTCTGGTATTGACAACAAGTAGAATGCTTCTTCAGCACTGTATAGAGACTTAATAGGGTTCGTGCTGTTAAGCACTAAAGATAACAAATCACTACGGACATTCTTACTGATGTCACGCATAGGCATAGACTTCTCTTGCACAGTCCTGCCAAAGCTACGTACACCTGACTCAGACAAAAACAAGATGTCAGTGCCTGTGTGCTGTACTGAGTCACGAGCTATACAGCCAACGCCTTCTATGGTGTCTGTAAGCGTCATAGAGGCAGGAGAGGAGGCTCCTGAGTACACGAGTATAGACTTCTTACCAAAGATGATTAGGAAGCCATTGTGGGCCGCTAGAGCCGTTATCTCGTCAAAGCCTGTAGGCCATACAGTAGTAACGTCTAACGAGCCTGACGTACCGCCTGTCCAATGATGACCATTTAGTAGATCAGACCAGTAGACAGTGTGCTTGTTACCTGTAATGTCTGCTGCCCAGAGACGACCGTATGCTGCTAAGACTTCATTAGCCTCTGGTGGTGTGCCTGTTGCGTGAGTATGTGCTGAATGTTCTTCCAGTACAAACGAACCACCATGGTCTGTACCTAGCACGTACTCGTGGTCTCTTTGGAATAAGTAGACATGGTCGTTTAAAGTAACAGCTTTCCAGTTATTAGCTGTAGGCGTGTACCCAGCAGGAGTAGCGTCTGTTAACGTGGTAGTGCCTGTAAAGATTTTATTGTTACCTGCTGACAGTATAACCTTATCACCAGAGTTATCAATAAACTCGTACACAGTCTCTATACCACGGCTACTGCCTAACACAGAAGCACCGTTAGTAGAGACTTCTTCCCAGCCCTTACGCGCACCAATACGGCCTAACTGGTCAATAACACAGTTGTCTGCAACAGATGCAAACGAAGGATCAATCCCTATGGGGGAGTCCTGTGTGTTTAGACCAGCAAAGCCGGGGGCAGCTACTGTAATGTTCTGTAGTTGTTGTGCCATTAAGAATACCAGATAGTTTCTTCAGGATGTTGTGACGCATCAATAGCAATAGCATCAGACAATGTTCTGTCAGCCAGAGCAAACAACTCTGCTGCGCTTGTTCCACCAGTCTCTCCACGCTCTCTAGCACCCAGTGCTGTAGCTACCTGAACAACAGGTGATGAAGGTACTGCCAGAGTCTCTGTATCTTCTGTGAAGTCTGCTGTACGTAGCACCACGTTAAACCGTAGCTGATACACACCGTCAGGCTTAGGATACACATCGACAGCGTTGTCACCAGCAGCGTTAACACCGTTGAAGCTGTAGAACTGTGGAGACCCTAGAGGAGGTGTCTCAATCAAGAAAGCGTTGTCCATCCAGCGAGAAGGACGGTACTGCATGAAGAAGTCTGAAGTGTCGTTAATAACGTCCAACAGCTTCATCCTGTTCTGTGATCCAGTCAACACATAGTTAAAGGTTGTATCGTCTGTGGTTACAGTTAGTGTAGTACGCAGAGCTGTCCAGTCATAAGCATCTTCTACGGAGCGTTTAGCGTCATTGACAAACTCCCCAATAAGTTTAGAGTAGCTGTTCTGAGAAACTGATGTTACTTCGTCCTCTCTCAGTCTACGCAATACGCTGTTTACTAGTTGTAAGTATGTCATTACAAGGAAACCTTCTGTGAGTCTATCCACTGCTGTAGCAGTTCTTCTTGAGTTAATTGTCGTGGTGGTAAGTTAATTTCTAAGCCGCTTTCGTTTGTCAGCATACGAGGCTGTGTAAACTGCTGTAAGGGCTGTGTTTGTTCGTACTGGTAAGGCATAAGCTCTGGCACAGGCGCTAAACTAAAGGGTACAAGCTTTTGTGTAGAACCTACTTGTGTTTCTAGCTTTAGCATGTCACCAAAGAGAG